AAAATATGAAATCTTAAATCAGAAGAAAAAAGAAGAACAAGAGGCTAGAATCTGGGTTAAGATGATGAATAATCTAATTGATCCTAAAGAAGTCTCAGATTTAATTGACCAAGAACTTAATAGGTTAAATCCTACTAAATAGCTTATACCTGAAGCATAAAGGTAAAATAAAACGCAGCTGCTAACTGCTAAGTGTTAGAGAAAGAGGGCTAATTATGAGCTTAAAAGAAAAAATGTTAAAGAAGAACAACAATGAAGGAATCAAATTTATGTCAGAAAGAACTAAAGGAGATATTCATGAATTAATCGGTCAAAAAGTTACAATCAGAGACTTTGACTTCTTATCTGGAGACAATGGAGAATATGTTGTATTTATCGTAGATGAAATAGCAGATTCATTCTACTTTGGTGGATCAGTACTAACTTCAAATCTAAAAGACTTATCAATTGATGAAAAAGAAGAAGTTAAGGCTAACGGTTTACCTGTAGAAATTTATGAAGCTAAATCAAAATCTAAGAGAAACTACATTGGAGCAAAATTTTATCCAGATGAAGTAACAGATGATTTACCATTCTAATTAAAGAGGGGAATTATCCCCTCTTATAAGGAGAAAATATGAAAACAGTAAATGGAATATATTTAAATTTAGAAGAGAGCGATTATATCTATGACTTAGATGGAATAAGATATTATTTCTCTTCTGAATTATATAAAAATAAATTTAAAGAAAATGTATTAAATTATGTAAACGAGAATTCAATTAAATTAAAACTTAAATATAAAATTAATTTTAATTTTGATTTATTCTTAAGTCTAGCATACTATCGAAAAATAGAGAAGCGTGGTTTTAGAGTAGAAGATATATCAACAAATAAAAGAATAACTAAAGAAACTATTATCTTAAATACAATAATTGAATAGGAGGATAAAATTATGATTAGATGGACTAAAGGAGATTATATAAAACTAGGAAAAGCAGTTGCTAACTTTAATAGACAAGTAGCACAAAATGAAAATCAAATTAATAAGCAATATCTTCCTAAACTAGTTGACTATAAAGAATTAAGAGATAGGATTCAAACTAGAGAGGGATTGAATGCTTATATTCAATCCCTTAAAAGAATTAATTTACCTAACAGTTTTACTCTAGAGAAGCTAGAGAATGGAGAAACAATAACTTCATATCAGAAGCAAGAGTTAGAACGTGGTAAATCTCAAGCAATGAATGCTCTTCAGAAGCAAATAAAACAAGTTGAGGCTCAGACAAAACTTAATTATGGAATAGACGCTGATATAAAACTACCTCAAGCATTCAAGTCAATAAAACAAAAAGAACTTGAAGCACGATTAAAAGATTACAAAAATCTATATAAACTAGAGGGAAAGGCTTTTAGAAAAAGAGCTGCAGAACTAGGAATAAATCAAACTGAACTTAACTATAGAAGAGCATATATATTCAGACAAAACTATATGAATGTAATGCGAGAGAAATATAAAAATTACGAGGACTTTTGGTTATTTGAAAAGTGGGCTAGACACTACAAAAATCCAGTTAATTTTTATGAGGCACTTCCTGATACAGACTTTTATCCAGATGATCTTCAATACCAATCTGATACAACATTTTCTAATGAAGATTTTAGAGGATTCTTAGAGTCTTTAGGAATAGACGTTGAAACTGAAATCTTAAATAAACAAGAAAGAGAGAGTAAGAAGCAGAAAAAATAATTTTAAAGAAGGGCTAAAATTATGAAGAATTTCACTGCTGACTTTGAAACTTGTACATGGCTAGAAGATGAAACCTATGTCTGGGCTTGGGCAATATGTGATATAGACAATCCAGATAATGTACAAATTGGAACTGATATAAATTCATTTTTTGAATTATGTAAACAATATACAAATCCTAAGATATACTTTCATAATTTAAAATTTGATGGTTCGTTTCTATTATATTACTTATTAGAAAATGGATATACTTTAGCAGAAGAAAAAGACCAGATAAAAGAAAACACGTTCCAATGTATAATCTCAGACTTAGGTGCATTCTATCAGATAATAGTTTATTTAAAAGCATACAAAGGAAAAATAAGAAAGATTACTTTTATTGATTCATTAAAGATAATAAATATGTCAGTAAAAGATATAGCAAAGACTTTTAATTTACCAATATCAAAACTAGAAATAGATTATAATCAATTTCGTCCTAGAGACTATCAACTAACTGAAGAAGAAAAAGATTATATTACTAATGACGTAAAGATTGTAGCAATGGCACTTAAAGAACTATTTAACGAAAAACTAACAAAATCAACTGCAGCTGCTAATGCTTTAGGATATTATAAACAAATAACAGGGAGACAAAAATTTGAACATTATTATCCTGTACTAACTGCTCAAGAGGATTCTTTAATTCGACCAGCATATAAAGGACGGTTCACTTTTCTTAATAAAATCTGGAAGGACGTTGACATAAATCAGAATGTCTATATCCTTGACGTTAACAGTCTATATCCATCGGTTATGCGATACGAACTCTTACCATTCGGAAAGCCAGTTTACTTTGAAGGTAAATATAAAGAAAACAAACTATATCCTTTATACATTCAAACAATCTACTGTAGCTTTAAAATAAAGCCAAATAAGATACCAACTATTCAGATAAAAGAAAAGAACTTATTCTTTGCTTCTAATGAATATATTGAGGATTCAGATGATAGAAGATTTATGTTAACATTAACGAATGTTGACTTAGAGTTATTCTTTGAGCATTATGAAGTTAAGGACTTAGAGTACTTAGATGGATTTATGTTCAGAGGGATACATGGATTATTTGATAACTATATTGATTACTGGACTGAAAAGAAGATAGAGGCTGGAAAGCAAGGAAACAAAGGAAAAAGACAAATTGCAAAACTTCAATTAAATAGTTTATATGGTAAATTTGCTAAGAGTACTAGAATAAAATCAAAATATCCTTATATTGGAGAAGATGGACTAATTAGATATACAATGAGTAAGACTGAAGAAAAAGATGGAATATATATTCCTGTAGCTGCATTTATAACAGCCTACGCTAGAAAGAAAACTATATCAACATCTCAGGCTATTAAAGAATATTCTATAGAGCATTATGGAAGAGATATGTATATCTATTCAGATACTGATTCAATTCATACTCAACTACCTATAGAAGAATGTAAGAAGTTCTGTCAAATAGATGATTACAAGTTAGGATACTGGGCGCACGAAGGAACTGCTCAAAGAGGTAAATTTGTAAGACAAAAATGTTACATTGAGGAAATAGATGGTAAGATAAAAATAACCTGTGCTGGACTTCCAGAGAGGTGCTATGATCAAGTAACATGGGATAACTTCAAAGAGGGATTTACTGCTCATGGCAAACTAACCTATAAACAAGTAAAAGGTGGAGTTAAATTAGTAGAGACTGATTTTACTATAAAAGAGGGATAATTGTTTCTCGGACTTGACAATTATCCTTTTTATTTCTATAATATTTATAGTTTAGATTTGTTTTTCTAAAATATAGTTTCACAAAAATATCTATCTTTTGTTAGCAGATATAAGTCTCTTGACTTATATCTTTTTTATTTATATAATTGTTTCAGAGGTACAAAGGAATGGTAGAAATTATTGTAGCAATTATAACTGGATTTGTTACTCTAACTATTAGTATAATAAATCTAATAACAAATAAAAAGAATGTTAAAAAATCTGATTTAATAGAACAAATAAACAAGGTTCAACTAGATAATTGTAAAAATTATATTGTTCAACAAATATCTGCAGCTGATAGAAGAGAATTGTCTGCAGCTGAAAAAGAGAGATACTGGGAGAATTACGACACTTATATTTCATTAGGAGGTAATTCTTATATACATTCAGAGACTGAACGATTAAAGAAGGAGGGTAAAATCTAATGACAAATAAAACTTATGATATTTTAAAATTCATTGCATTAATTATTGTTCCACTAGTTAATTTTATTTTCTTAATTTTAACAACTGCAGGAATAATGGACGCAACAACAGCATCAACAATAATTGCAGGACTAGACGTTTTAGTTGGAGCAATTGTTTCAGCTGCTAAACAAGTATGGGATAAACAACAAAAAGCAAAGAAACAAAAGAAAACAAAGAAAAAAGAGGAGTAAGCCTATGAGTAAAAGAGATGAAATAGTAGAAATCGCTTTATCACAAAAAGGATACACTGAAGGACCAAACAACGATACAAAGTACGGAGAATGGTACGGACTTAATTATAATCCATGGTGTGCTATGTTCGTTTCTTGGTGTGCTAATCAAGTAGGAATATCAGAAGATATTATTCCAAAATTTTCTGGTTGTACTACTGGATTTAGACAAATGACAAATATGGGAATTACAACAAAAGAACATATTATTCCACAAAAAGGGGATTTAATATTTTTTGACTGGGATAACTCTGGAGATTATGATCATGTTGGAATAGTAACAAGTGCAGATTCTGAGTATGTATGGACTGTAGAAGGTAATCACGATGATAACGTTGATACTTACGTTTATCAAATTAATGCTTATTATATAGCAGGATATGCAAGACCAAAATATGATAACGAGCCTACTCCAAAGCCTTCTTATAAATCTTATGTTTACGATTATCAAGTGGCTTGGAATAAAACGTATGGTTCAAAATATCATTATTTAGAAGAAGATGGAATATATGGACCAGATACTGAATGGAGCAAATCAAAGGTATTATTAAAATATGGAATGACTAATCCATTAGTTGGCTGGTGTCAAAATAGACTTAAATATCACAAAGGTTATTCAATAGGAATTGATAATATATATGGAGCAGAAACTAAGTCAGTTGTTACTCAATTTCAAAGAGATAATCTAGAGTGGAATCCAAGTTTAGAAGTAGATGGAATAATAGGAAATGATACTATTTCATTATTATTTTAGAAAGGATTTATTATGGCACTTGTACAATGTAGTTTAGCACCATTTATTAATCAAGAATTCGCAGTTACTGGAGCATGGGGAGAGCCTCGTTCTAGCCACATTCATGCTGGTATTGACCTTGCAGCTGTAGGAACTGGCTCAACTCCACAACCTATCTATTCTATGTCTGATGGAATCGTTACAAGAGTTGACCAAACAGACCAAGGTACTGGTTATGGTGCTATGTGTATAATATGGAACACTCAAAATAATGACCTTTGGCTTTATGGAGATTTAGGAGATAATTCAATTCCTTTAACTGTAGGACAAACAGTACAACAAGGACAGCAAGTTGGAGTTGAAGGAAATCCATCAGGAACTGCTTCAACTGGACTCCACGTTCACTTAGAAAAAGAAAATCAATCTGATGGTGTATTTAAATTTGGATACAATAACTCAATTGATCCTACTGCTGGAACAGGGATTCAAAATGTTGTTTATACAACTTCTGGAGATTTTTATATTTATGATGGAACTCCAGTTCCACCTACACCAACAACTACAGCAAAGAAAAAATTTCCTTGGGTATTGTATGCTAGAAAATTAAGAGATAATATGGGAGGATTTTAATATGAAAGAGAAAGATATGGAAGCCTTAACACAAAGGATTCAAGAGAAACTAGGAGAAGAAAACTCAGCATTAATTGCTGATGATTTAGGTTTATTATTATCAGATACTAAAATAGTAAATGATACAGAAGCGGACCTTAATAAACAAATAGGAACACTTAGAGAACAAAAAGAAAAATTAATAGAAACAAATGGAAACCTACTTCAACAAATATCAGTTGGAGAAGAGCCTTCATTTAATAGAAGAGAAGAAGAGAAACAAGAAGAGAAAAAAGAGCCTTTTGATTTTAGGGCTGCTTTAGATAAATATGGAAACTTTATTCGCTAATCATACTACCTCTTTTCTATAGAAAGTCAGTAGCTTTAGGCTATTGACTTTTTTATTTTTTATTTATATAATTCAAATAATAGTTAGTACCCTAACTATTGAAAAAATTTTTTATGTAAAGGAGATTTTTATTATGGCAATACCAGATGGATTAAGAACTTCTCTTAATGCAATAAGAGAAACTGCAATCGAAGATGGAAGCTTATACGCTAGATATGTACCAGAAATTTTACCTGATACAGATATCGGAAGTTTTGCAGCTCCAATCGTTGCAGACCAAACAATCGCTAACGAGTTTATGTCTAGACTTGTTAAGAGAATCGTTTACACAATAGTAGAATCAAAATTATTCAGAAACAAATTAGAAGTACTTAAGGGAGATAACCTACCTCTAGGTGCTATCGGACAAGAAATTTATGTAAACCCAATTAAAGGAAGAAGATTCAATGTTGATGATTTTGCTGGATTACTAGCAAAATATGAAGCAGATATTAAAGTACAATATCCTGCAGTTAACACTGATATCCAATATCCAGTAACAGTTTCAAGAGCAAAATTAAAAAGTGCTTTTGTATCTTGGAGCGAACTAGAAGGATTCATTACAGGAATTTCAAATGCATTATACAACTCAGCATATATTGATGAATATAGATTCATCAAAAACTTAGTAGGAAATGCTTACAGAACAAACTCAATTCAAATGCAAACAGTTTCTGCAGTTTCAAGTGCAGATACAGCAAAGGCTTTAGTTAAAGCATTAAGAAATGCATTCCTAGGATTCCAAGAGCCAACAAGTTCATACAATGCATGGGCTAAAGTTGGAGGATACGGAAACGCAGTTGTTACATGGAGCAATCCAGAAGATATTTATGTATTAGTTAGAAATGACGTTTTAACAGAATTAGACGTTGAAGTTCTAGCTGCTGCATTCAATATGGATAAAGCAGATTTAATGGGAAGAGTTATCGGAGTTGATAACTTTGACAAATATGATGAAGATGGAAACAAAGTATTTGATGGAAGTGCAATTGTAGCAGGTATCTTTGATAGGGCATGGTTCAGAATTAAAGACCAAGACTTAGAAATGGACGAATTCTACAATGCAAACAATAGAACATGGCAAATGTACTTAAATAAAGTTTCTATGTATAACTATTCTTGCTTTGCAAATGGTTTATTAATGGTTACTTCAGTTCCTGAAATTGCTCCTACTACAATGTCTATGCAAACAACAGCAACAGTAGCAAAAACAAAGAAAATTGAAATTCCAGTTATTACTGATCCATTCCAAGCAAACAAGACTATTACATATTCAACAAGTGCTGCTGGAAAAGCAACAGTAGCTGCTAAAGAAGGAAACAACAAAATCGCAGTTGTTACAGGTGTTGACGCTGGAGAAGCAACAATTACTGCAACATGCGGAAGCGTTACAGCAACATGCACAGTTACAGTTACAGAATAAAGTTAACATAATTTAGCCCTAAGGGGAAGGAAATAATCTCCTTCTCCTTATATTTTTATAAGAAGGGAGGAAACAATGAATATAACTCCAGATACAAACATAAGAATAATGAAATGTCCTTTAAAACTGGATAATAAGAATCAAATAACATTTAGTACTGCTTCAGCTCAAGAGACTTATTTTAAGTCTTTACCTTATTTAGAAGTTGATGGCTCATACTATCAAAGAAAAGATGGTTCTATATATTATCCAGATAATTTTGATGATTTACTTCAATATAATTATGTTATGTACCAAAATGAAAACTATTCAAATAAGTGGTTCTATGCTTTTATTACAGATATTGAATATATTTCAGATAATTGTACTAGACTTGAAATTGCTACTGACGTATTTCAAACATGGCAATTTGATATACAATATAAATCAAGTTTTGTTGTTAGAGAGCATACAAATGATGATACAATAGGAAAGAACCTAGTAGAAGAAGGATTAGATACTGGAGAATTAATAGTGGGTACAACTATTGAGGATTATAGTGGATATAATATAACTTCTGCATGGGCTTGTGTACTTTGTGATTATGATCCAAAAGAAAATATTCAATATTCTGGAATATTACCTATATCAGGTTCAACATTTGGTTCTAAGATTTATTTATTTACTTATGATAATGGAGATACCCAAGGATATGGTGGAATTAGAGATTTAAATAGGTTCATATCTTATGTAAACTCAAATAAAGGAGCAGATAATATCAAAGCAATATTTATGTTACCAAATGCAGCTGTAGATTCAACAAAATTACAAACTGTAGATATGGGATTATCTAGTAATAACTTTAAATATAATACAGTTAGAGGAGGTTCTACTGGCGCTTATTTATATGGTACTCAACCTGTTCCAAGAAGTACTTCTTATACAGATTATACTCCAAAGAATAATAAATGTTTTGTATATCCTTATGCATTCTTAAGAGTTTCAAATAATGTTGGAAACGTTCTAGATTATAGATGGGAAGATTTTGCTGCTGGTACTGTTCCATCATTTAAGCAATATTTAACACCTTGTGTTGGTTGTTCTGGAATGTTAGTTCCTCAAAACTACAAAGGTATTACAGAGAATGTTGATGAATCGCTGCCACTTGGAAAATATCCTGTTACAAGTTGGAGTGCTGATGCTTACACTAACTGGCTTACTCAAAATGCAGTTAATAGACCTTTATCTTTTGTTAATTCATTAATTGGACTTGGTGGAACAGCAGCTTCAACTGCTACTGCTACTCCTAAAACTGGAAATACAATTGGTTCTGGAATATTACAAGCAGAAACAAGTATGGCAAGTACAATATCTCAAGATATAGGAAATATGCATTCTGCTTCACTTGCACCAAATATTACTCAAGGAACAAATAACGGAGACGTATTATTTGCAGCTGGTGGAAATGGTTTCTTATTCCAATATATGAGAGTTAAAACAGAATACTTAAAGATTATAGATAACTATTTTACTATGTTCGGATATAAAACTAATTTACTAAAAGTTCCAAATATTACAGGACGTTCAAATTGGAACTATGTAGAAACAAGAAATATTAATCTATTAGGAAATATTCCTAATCAAGATTTAGAAACAATTAAAAATATGTTCAATAGTGGAATTACACTATGGCATACTACAACATACTTCTTAGACTATTCACAAACTAACTCAATTGTTAGTTAATATATAAGAAAGGAGAAAATGAATGAAGAAAAAACAACCTTTATCTGTTTCAAGAAACAACTTAAGCTTTATTGATTCAAATCTACTTAACGACCAAACATATTATGACTACTTAGACAGATTTAAGAAAATAGCCCTATCAATCTTTGAATGGGTTAACCTACCAGAATCAATGGACGCTAGATACTTAGAGAGATGTTTATACTACGATGGAGTTGCTTCTTTACTTAAAGATAAAGACTATGGTTTTATTAATACTAGGGTTGCTCCTAGTGGCCAAGTCAATATCTATGGATTACCTACTGCATTAAATTGTTATTCTTATTCTTTTCAAGAAACTAGAAAATTATTTATAGGAAAATTACCAGAGTTTCGTTCAGAGCAACAAAAAGAGGCTTTTGAAAACTCTAAGGCTATCCTTGTTATGAATAACTGGGATAGAGTTCCTACAGAGCCTACTCTTGCTTTATATGCAAAAAGACTTGCTTTAGCAGAGAGAAGTTCTGACACAAACATTCAAGCGTTAAGAACTCCTGTTATGATTCTTACGCCAGAAAACCAAAGACTTACAATGGAGAACTTATATGCTCAATTTGATGGTAACAGACCATTTATCTTTGGCGATAAAAAACAAATGGGCGATATGGACTCTATTAAAGCAATAAATACAGAAGCTCCTATAGTTTTTGATAAATTACAACAATATAAGAAAGAAATATTTAACGAGGCTTTGACATTCTTAGGAATCAATAATATAATGTTAGAAAAAGCTGAGCGTCTTATAACTGATGAAGCAAATGCTAATAACGAACTTATTAATCTTAACCTTCAAGCAGCTTTAGTTCCTAGACAAAAAGCAGCTGAAGAATTTAATAGATTATTCGGACTTACTGGAGATAAAGCAATTTCAGTTAGAGTACGTTCTGATTTACATAATATTATTAAGAATGCTCAATCAATTGTTAATGACTTTGAACAAATGGAGCAAGTAGAAGATATTGAAGTAAAGGAGGAACAAGAATAATGGCTGATTATACAATTAGACTTGGAGACCTATTTGCTAAAAATAGATTCGGACACTCTTATTTTACAAGAGAAGAAGTTGAATCTTGGTTTATGGATTACAATCCTTTAGATTATTTAACTCAAGAACAATGGAATCAAGTTCAAAGTTCTGGAATGTGGAGCAAGGAAAAACTTGCTAGAAAAATCGTTGACCATTACTATATGAGAGAGATTGGTTTTGAAACACCTGCATTATTTAAACATTATGCTAAGGTTAAAATGCAAGAGATAATGGAAGAAGAACTTCCAGCAATCTACTCAAATTCTTTTGAATATGATCCTCTAGAATCTGTATTATTTGATATTACAGAAACTAGACAAATTGATGGAACAGGAAGAAGTGAAAGTCAATCAAATTCAAATGGTTCTGGCTTATCAATTGCTTCTGATACTCCTCAAACAAATATTAAAAAGAGCGATATTTTAGCAGGAAAATATGCTTCACAAACTAATGGTTCAGAAACAGAAACAAGCGTAAATGGTACTACAGATACACAGTCTGCAACTACTGAAACATTCACGCACCACGAACAAGGAAACAAGGGAGTACTCGATAGTTATCAAAAGATGGTTATCCAATATAGACAAGCAATTTATGCTGCTGATTCTAGAATCATAGATAAATGTAATGACCTATTTATGGGTATATATTAAAAATGAAAGGAGATAATAAATATGAAAGAAGTTGAAAGATTACCTCTAAGAGATTTTACAAGATATTGTATGTCTATCGCTCAAGTTCCTACTTCTTATCTTAGCGGACTTACAATAGAAGAGCAATTATTATGGCTATGCTCTTTTTTAACAAATGAAGTTATTCCTACTGTTAACAATAATGGAGAAGCAGTAGAAGAATTACAAGAACTTTATAAATTATTAAAAGATTATGTTGATAATTATTTTGATAATCTTGATATTCAAAAAGAAGTTAACACTAAATTAGAAGATATGGCAAAGTCTGGAGAACTTGCAGAACTTATTAGTCAATACCTAGAAGCTCAAGCAATTATTGGTTTTAATAATAACGCTAGTTTAGCATCTGCTCAAAATTTAGCAAATGGAAGTTTTGCTAGAACTTATGGAAAAGTTACATATAATGATGGTCAAGGTGCTTTTTATAAAATTAGAACAAGACTAAATAGCGACGTTCCAGATGGAGATACTTTAATTGCTTTAACTAATACAGAAAATTTAGTAGCTGAAATTATTCCTTATTCAAGAGGATATGATATTCAAACTGGATTACAAACACAAATAAATAATATTAATAGTCAATTAGAAGAACAAATTATATGCATTGGTGATAGTTACGCAGCAGGATATACTCCTGATGGTACTATTAATAGTTGGGTTAATTTATTTAAACAATATATCGGATATGATAATACTAATTTCTTCTCTAATTACTATGGAGGTACTGGATTCTATGCAAATGCTGATGGAAGAACATTCCAAACATTACTTGAAGAATTGGATACAACAATAACTGACAAAACTAAAATAAAGAGAATTTATGTTCTTGGTGGTTATAATGATCAAGTTTATTCAATTTTACAAATGAATGGTGCAATTAGTAATTTTATGAATTATGCAAAAACTACATATCCTAATGCTACTGTATATGTTGGTTGTGTTGGTTATGATTCAAGAATAACTCAATCTGGAACACGTGAAGCATTATATACAAAGGCAATTCCATGTTATAAAAGAGTCATTGAATATGGTGGTGTTTATTTACATGATATTGAATATATTTTACACAACCCACTATTTATGAGTGGTGATAGTATACACCCTAATGAAGAAGGTCAAAATTTCCTTGCTAGATACTTAGTTTCTAATTTTAATGGAACTCAATCAAATAGTATGTATTTATTAGTACCACAAGGTAAAATAGCTTGCACACGTTATAACTTATCAATTAGCGATATAACAGATAGTTATATTGAAATCGGAAAACTTGTCAATAATAATGTTACAACTATTGGTGTAAAAATGGAATTGAATTTCAACAATGCAACAACTATTCCTGCAACTGCATTCACATTGTCAAACTTACAAACAATCACAAATGACATGACAAATCAAGCTCAATTTGATACAGGATCTTTAAATAAAGTTGTAAAATGTAGAGTAGCTTCTAATGGTGAATTTATAGACGCTCAAGGTGTTTTAGAATTTGATGGAATTAATTTAACTATTACATTTTATCAACCAAT